AGAGTCAAAACTCGTAGAAAAAGACGTTAAACTTGTTTATCCTTAGGGATAAATTTTTCTTTAGATTCAACAATTTTATTAAAATCAATTGGGACTAATTCAGCAATTTCATTCATTTTTTCTTTAACTTCTACTTTTGATACATTACTATCATCGTCTAAATCTTTATATTTATTATCTAATAATCCTTTTAATACATTTTTCTTATTACGAATATTTAAAATTTCATCTTGTAATCTAAATATATTTATAAGGAGAAAATTGAATAATGCTATAATTAATATAATATATAAAGTTTGTTTAATCATATATTATATAATGCTAAAAAAAATCTACATAAAAAATGGGATTATAATGATTTCTGATAAATATAATATGAATATTAATTACAATATTATTAATGATAAAAATCATAATAAAGAAAATGCTGTAAAAAAATATAATGAAAGTAGAGGATGTGTTTATGATAAAAAATAGATTGTGTTTATGATAAAAAAATAGATTGTGTTTATGATAAAAAATAGGATTTATACTTCTACTTTAACTCTAAACATATCAAATATTTTAGAAACAATAAATGCTAACGCCAATACGATTACAACCATTTCTATTGTTCTAAAAGTTTTAAGATATTCAAATAATGGTCTTAAGCCTGAAAATATATCAAATGATACATATGTTTCATTTGTTTTGAATATTTTTCTAAATACGCGGTTCATTAATTTATATTTCGTTTCATAACTAGGATCAGTTGATAAAGTAGTAGTTTTAACTAATATATCAGGTATATATTTGCTTAATCTTTCTATTATAATAGTTAAATCTTGTATATTTGATCCCTCAAGACCTTTTGATTCATTGAAGAATTCTTGATTTAGTATTGCTAATGATAAATATAATTCTGTTAAAATATCTCTATCATTTTTATATTTGTCTGGTAATTGACTAATAGATTCTTCTAATTTATCATGACTTAAAGTAGTAAAATTTATAATAACATTTTCTACAAAGTCTAATAATTGAGAATTTTCAGTTTTACCTAAATCTGTTATTTTTCCTAATTTCTTTATACTTTCAACATGTATTTGACTTTCTTTATTGTATAATAAATTATTATAATTAAGCATTGTAAATAATGAAGCAATATTTTCTGTCATACTACCGGATATTGAATTTTCTAAATTTTTTAATTCTTCTAAAGAATAACTATCGTTTTGAGTAGTATTTACACTAGATGTGGGAGAAGTTGTCGGTGGTGGTGGTGGTGGAGGTGGAGGCGGTGATGATGGACGTTTTTTAGAACCACCTAGAGCTGTAGATTCAACACCCGCTATTTTTTTACCATCAGATACATTAGCATCGTTCGAATGCAAACCAAATATTCCTGATCCCTCAACTAAATCTCCATTACTGTATCCTTCTATCGTATTAGTTGACATATATAATATATAATATTTTATTAATATACAAATGACTCTAATGATTGAGTGTATGGATTATTTCTAAAAGGTGTCAATAAACTGGGATCAAAACGTCCACCATCAAGTGATCCAATAGATTTATCATCAAGTTTATTTTTAAATTGAGTAAATTCACAAGTACTTTTAGTAAGATATTCAGGATTCATTTTATCATAATGAGTTTGTCTATGATTAAAATAATCTTGTTCATTTTTCTTAATTTCAATATTATATGTTTCAACACTATTAGTATATTTATCACCTTCAGGGACAGGATATCTTCCTTGAGCAATAATCTCTTTAGTTGCATTCATTTCAGCATTTTTATAATTATCTTCATTGACCGGTTGTGCTACACTAGTTCCACCTATACCTACATAATTCTCATCAAATGTAGTATGTTGTTTCTTAGTATTTTTTACATTATCATATAATCTTTCAGTAGGTAAATCTGTTCCAGTCAAATAACCATTATTAGCAGGATCAATAGTAGTTTGTTTAATAGTATTTTTAATCTTATCCTGAACACCTAATGTTAATTTTTCAGAATCAGGTTTAAGATTACCATCATATGTTCGGAGTGTTGTAACATCACGTTCATTAGGATATATAATAGTGGATTCCATAACAGCTTCATTATTCATTTGTCCAACTGCTGTTCCAGCATTTCTTACAGTATCAGCTGAGAAAGTTTGTCTATTAGATTGAGCAAATTTGGGTCTGTTCATTTGTGATTCATTATCAATACCTGTAGCAGGACCAAATTCTTGTTTATTAAAATACTGACGATTAGTGGGTGGGATTATTTCTTCAGGTCTTTCCATGCCTGCAGTATATGCTCCATTAGTAGTTAACCATTTATCGGGAGAGTTATTATAATCAGTCATAGGTGTGTGTTCAAATACCTGTCCGATCTTACCACGTTTATCATGTTTAGATCCAGATAATACACGACCTTCATATGATTCTTTTTGGTTATTCAGAGGTCTAATATTTTCTGTTTTACTTTTTTCATAATATTGTCTATTAACATCACCTATATATGAACTTCTTTTATCTATCGGTTGTATCATTTGTTGTTCAAATGGACGGACATTATTATTAATATTACTTGTAACATATTTAGATTGTAGTAAGTCTCCATTAAATTGTGCACCGAATACTGTATCTTGTTTAACTGGTTGAAAGAAATTAGGTTTCTCAGTTTTTTTTTCTTTAAATTCAACACTTCCTTGATGAATATTAAGTTGTCTGCTTTCATTTAAATTAATATTTCTTGGTCCTGAACCACTGAAAAATGGTTCAACTTTAATTCCTTGATCATTCACTAAAAAATCCTCTTTAGAAATTTTACCACCACTCGAACTACTGTAGACATAATCATAAGCATTATCACCTTCTTTGGGATCATCTAAAGGTTTATTAATATATTCATCTATATTTTGATAATTTATTATATTAGAACCAGGAATTTTTGATTTAGTATAATTTTTTAAAACTTCTTCTCTATATTCTTTATCACTTTTTTTAAAATAATCTGATTTATAAGCATCTTTTTCATCAGGTAAATCGACATTACTATCATCTTCTATTTCAGGTTTATTAAATAAATATCCAGCACCCAATATACCTAATAATACCACAGCTTCCATAATATATTATAATATATATAAAAAAATTTGTATTTGTATTTAAATTATAGATTTATCTATAAAATAACATAATAAAATATGATAAAAAAAATATGATAAAAAATATGATAAAATATATCATTTAAAATCCATCATACATAGATTTATTAAATGGACATGCTTTATAATCATCTAAAATAGTTGAATAAGTATCTGTACCTATTCTACCAACATATTCAGGAGCAATTGCGGTTTTCTGTGGATCATGAAATAAATTATAAAATCTATTTTTAGTTAATCCTTTTAACTCAAATGGAGGATTAGTTAAAAATGTATTCTCTTCTTGAAAAAAACCATCTTTAAGATCTAAATAATCTATTTTTTTATTTTCATCAGGTATATATTTTTTATTAGGGTCTTTAGTATTGACTCTAACTATATTATATAAATCTGATTCAGTATCAACTAATGACATATTTTGATTAATTGATGCTCCCATTTTTTGTAAACGGACTGTAGGTGCCCAAGGATATACTACTTGATTTAATTTTTTTGATACATCTAACATATATAATCCAGGTCCAAGTGATTCTTTATTTAATGATTCTAATTGATATGACTCATTATCAGTATATAAATTATTCATATATATATATATATATAAAATAAATTATTTTTAGTTAATTACTTTTTATTAAATTTATCACAACGTTGACTGTAATCCATTAATTTATATACATCTCTTGACGGTATACCACCGCGAACCCATCCTTTACTATTGTCTTCAGGAATGATATGAATAGGATTTTGAACTTCTTTAGATAATCTAGGTATCATAGGTGTGAAAAAATTAGGAATAGTTACACCTGATAATACATTACAAGCTTTATCACCAAAACTAGTTAAATTACCACCTTGAATAACTGATTCAACATCTGGATCATGTTTTCCTCGTCCAAAAAATCCTGCATTATGTTTTAGTGGTAATTGATGAATATAATTTTTATTTGTAGCAAGACCATAACGAAGTTTAGAGTTTTCATCAACTATACATCCTTTTTCACCAATGGATCCATATCCAGCTTGAAAATTAATAGCTGGTTGAGATAATTGAAGATCACGAGCTTCAGGTAAAAGACAATTACATCCATAAGTATTATCTAATTCATATCTACCAGGACCTAATCTTTGTTGAGTATCAATTAAAGTAGTTCCTTTATCATACATTAAATTATTTTGACCAAATAATTGAAATTTTGATTTATTAACATCTTGATTTAAACAATCATCAATTCGAGTATCTGATTTTAAAGCATTAACTGAAGCACCATATCCATGAATTCCTATTTCTGACATTATTATATATATTGTAATATATTTTTTTTTTAATAATGATTGTGTAAATCAGAGTAACATTGGATACCATTTCCTTCACGACATGTTGGTGGTGTTTTATAACACCATTCAGCAAATTTTACTGTATCATTAACTATAGAATTAACTGGCATAGTATAAAATTCTCTTTGAGAATTATTCTTATTAAATATATCAGTTTGATCACGATATAAACCAACATTAAAATACTCATCCTCCATAGACCTTATAACAGGATTATCATATGAATTACATGCTTTTCTTAAATCACCTGGAACACCTATATCTCCATAATCTCCAGGCATTACATTCATAAATGGATTCTTTAATGTCGGCATTTTACATCCTTCAGATTCTTCATTATAATTACTGTCTTTATTGGTTGATTCTACTTGCATATTTGTTTCCACATTTTTTGGTGATAATCTGTATACTATTATTGTTAATATACCTACTATAACAATTATACTTAGATATTTATAATCTTTCTTCATTACAAACATTATTATTGAAAAATAAATAGATAGTCTAAATATCGCATTCAATTTGGTATTTAAATCAAAATGACTGTAAGGTATTATATTTAATAGATTATTTCTATTAAATAAACTATTAAACTGATTTAACCAAAATCGTTCCATATATATATATCTATAAAAAAATATTAATTCTTGATAAATTTAATTATTATTTTGTCTTTCTTCAAGTTTTTTTCTTAATCTTTGTTGTGTAGGATTAATATTTTGAGATTGTTGAGATGGTTGTCTTTGATTGGCTTGTTGTGGGGGAGGTTGTTGCATCATTTGTGACATCATATTCATCATATTACCAATATCAGGCATACCTTCACCTCCACCATCAGAACCAGTTCCAGCACCCATCATACCCATCATATTATTCATTAATCCTGAATTATTCATAAACCCAGATGCTTCACTAAATAATGAATTCATATCTAATTCATTATTATCTACTTTTTGTTGTAATGTAGAATTTATTGTTTGAAATATATTCATCATATTATTGGGATTTAACATATCTTGAGCATTTGTATCATCTATATTTAAATCTTTAGTAATTTCTTTAGCTAAATTACCCAATGACGTATTTTCTAATGAATCAAATGTATCATCCGATAATGAAGCATTATCTGAATTTTTCGCATTAATATTTTCATTTAATTTTTTTAAATCTTTCATTACTTTTAATTCTTTTTTAGTTATCTTCTCACCGGATTCTAATTTATTCTGTGTATTCTCCATCATTTTTCCCGATGTTATATTAAGATTTATCAAACTAAAAACATTTAAATATCCCCATATACTGTCTTTAGTTTTTTTACTTATATCAGATGACCATAATGTTTTCATGGATATATCTTTTATTAAGAATAAATCATCTGTAAATATTTCATTATCTTTATTTATAATATTATCACTAATATTTGATATATTTTCCAAAAATTCAGATATAATTTCATTTTCATCAATAACTAATGAATCTAATTCTAATATAACATTGTAATTTTGTTGAATAGAATCTGAATGTTCGGGAAATACTTTACAAATATCGTTTAAAAAACATTTAAATTTAGATAACATTTGATCATTAATATCCATATTTTATATATATGATATATATATTTAAATAATATTTTACGCATTTACATTCCTCTACTTTTCATCATAGCTTCATAAGCACTATTATTAAATCTACCTGATTTTTCACCTGTTCCTGAATTATTAGATCCCGTTGGTTTTTTTTCACTATATCCATCATCTAAAAAACAATAATCACCATTTAAGGAATTATTATTACTATCATCTATACTTTCATATAAACATCCTTCTGAACCACACATACCCATTATATCTTCATCTGATTTTTGTTGTTGTGATTGTTGTTGAGGTTGTTTGGGTTTATTAGCGTATTGTTGCAATTGTATATCTCTTTCATCAGGTATTTGTTTGGGTTGTTGTTGTTGTTGTTGTTGTTGTTGTTGTTGTTGTTTTTGTCCATTTTTCTCCATATCAAATCTATTAACATCATTAACTATTTCATTTAGTTGTGTTCCAGTATATAATTGTCCGTCTTTAATTAATGTTGGAACAACTTTTAGATCTTTAGGATATGAATTTGTTTCAATAGGTTTTACTATAAAATATGATTGTAATTGTGGATTATCTCTTAATAATGTTAATAATTGTGTACAATGCTGACATTGTTTGCTTACATATAAATCCATATTATTTTTATCATATATTAAAAATATTCATAATAAACATAATAAACATAATAAATTTGATTATTTAAAAATAATAAATATTATATATATAATGTCTAAATTTACCTGTGATATCAACATCAACGAAAAATCAGATAAAAAAAACTTAACATTCGAAATAAATGGTAATGATGAATATGGTTTAAATAGAACTATTGTTAATGCCATTAGAAGAACTTTATTATCATCAATTGAAACATATGCATTTCGTACTGAATATGGTAAATCTGATATTGTGATTGAAAAAAATGAAACATCTTTACATAATGAATTTATTCTTGACCGTATTGGTATGATACCTCTTTATATTGATCCTAAATTAATTGAAAATAATCCTAATAAATATTTATTTGTATTGAATGTTAAACATGATAATTCCAAACCAATTACTTTAATAACTGCTGAAGATTTTGATATTTATGAAATTAAAAAGACTGTAGCAGAATCACCTGATTATCAAAATGGTATGATAACTAAGATAGATAAATCTAATTATGATATGGACAAAAAAGTATCTGATAAGATTAAATCCGAGATATTTAGACCATATAAAGATAAATATTATTGTCTCCTTCATGAATTAAAATCCACTAATTCAGATAAAAATGTTCAGGAATTAGTATTATATGGATCACCTTCTGTATCTATCGCTAAAGAAGATGCTCGTTGGCAAGCTGTTTCTTGTTCTACTTATTCATATAAAATAGATGAAGAAATGTGTAAGAAAATTATCGAAGAAAAACTCAGTAGAGAAGAATTACCTGAAGATGAACATGAAAAATTTAGAAAAGATTTATTCTTAAAAGAAGGTCAACGATATTTTCATCGCGATAATAATGGTGAACCATATTGGTATAATTTTGAAATTGAATCGCAACATTTCTTAAGTGCTAAAGATTTATTTATTAAGGCTAATGAAATAATCATAAAATCATTAGAAGTGTTTAAAGATGAATTACAACACATTTTAGATGATGAAGAGAAAAAAATTATAAAATTTAAATATTATAATGATGATGAAAAGAAAAGTATTGTTAATATGATTGTTGAAATGCCTGCTGTAATTAAAATTAATCATATTTGGCACGGATTCGATGATACTCTTGGTTCTATTATTCAAACACACATATCTAATCATATGATTAATGAAACATCACCATTAAATGTTATTGGTTATAAAAGAACACATCCTCTAGAAGATAAATATTTATTTACAATGTCGTTTAATCCTAAACATATTTTGGGAGGTGTAGATGTTGATGAAAAAACACGAACAAGTGCTTTAGTTCAAGAATTATCACAAGCATGTGATGAATTAATAGGTATATTTGGAGAAATTATAAATAAATCTAACGGGATTTAGATTTCCCATCTTTAGATTTCTTATGTTTATGTTTCTTCTTAGTTTTCTTTTTTTTACCTTTTTTACCTTTATATGGAGATGTCCCATGTCCATAACCAACACCATTATCAAAATCTTCGAGTTGTTGTTCAGCATCGTTTTCAGGTTGTCTATACATTGCTCTAGACCCCTGTCCAATTCCTAAATATCGTTTTGTCTCATCCCAATCAGATAAATAATTAACTAACCTTTTCATTCTAGGAAAATTCATTTTGCTGGCGTGTGATCTACCATAAATTTGTTCTGCGTACTGACGCGTCTGAAAAGGACCAAAATTACCACCACGATGTCTGACTTTTTTTCTAATAGTTTTTCTACTTTTCACCATTTTATAATATATATTAGATTTTTTTTAATAATAATTTAAAATAAATGTAAGTCTTTTAACATTCATATTTTGTAAATAATCATTAATCAATTTATAATTAATTTTTTGTCCTGTTGATTTGTAAATATCATGTAATTCATAAATAATAGGTTTCAGTTGATACGGGACATCGTTTTTCTCTACTGATTTTTCTATAAAATGTTTACAATAATTTGAATATAATTCACTTCTCATGATTTCATATTTATTTCTGTAAATATCGAATAAATTTCTATCATCAGTATATACTGTAAGATATTCATTTAATTTTCTTTGTTTGTAAAGTGTTAAAAATATAAACATTTTATTATTTTGATTCGGTTTGAGATCAAAAATATATTTATAATCATCTGTGATAAAAACGTGTCTACAACCATCTTTAAAAACATTAAATCCTTTATCATATTTTTGAATATCATTTTCAGAAATGTTAGTAGTTAATTCATGATAATTTTTATAAACGTTACTGATTTGATATGTTCGTGAATATCTTGTTGTATCTACTTTTTCAGGATATCCATTATCATATGAATATTCTTCTATAAGAATGACTCTATTATTTTTAATGGGAACAATATTACTATTATCTTTGTGTTGGAGAACAAATGAATATGAATGTTCAGTATCTAATTCATCATATTGGTTAAAACATTCATTAAACATATCTTTAAAAGATTTTTTAGAATTCTTATTCCAATAATTATTAGCACCTATAAAAGAACGAGTAGATAAAACCCATTCATCATTATGATAAAACACATTAATCATAGTACCATCATAAATTCGACTGATTTCAGTATTGTCATTCATTAAAATATTATGATCACTTTTTACTGATTTCATGGGTGCAATGGATACAATTTTATTTGTTTTTTGATCAATAATTACGGATTTAAATAATTTAGTAAAATCATTGATTTCTGTATCGTGTTTATATTTAACTAATGTTAAACCAAGAACATTATATTTACGATATTGGAGATTTAAATTTTTTAATTGAACAAGATATTCTTCATTTTGATTTATAAAGTTTTGGATATCCATTATGACACTTTAGTATAATACTTGTTTTAATTTTAAGTAATTAAAATATAATCTATATTAATATAATGAGTGATAACCCTGATGATATTGAAAAATTAATGGAGGAACAAATAGATCCTGAACAATCTGAAGCTGAACAAATAGAATCTGAACAAAAAGAAGAAGAAGAAGAAGAACAAGATAATCCATTAGAATTGGATGATGGTAATCCATCAGATGATATCGAAGAAAAATATAAAAAAGCAGTGGAATATGTCAATGAAACCTCGGTAGAACAATATTCACCTGATTCGCCTAGATTTGAAGATGAATTTAATGAAGATGGTATTCCTGTAATAGATGATGAAGAACAAGATTATGATTTACATGAAGATTTAGAAGATCGTGGTAATGAAATGATCCAAGAAGAAAAAGATAAATTATTAGAATTTACTACTGATTTTAATACAGATGATTTATTATTAGTGGTATTTTTTGACAAAAATAAATATGAAGATTATCTCGGTGTTATTACTGATATTACTGACACATATATAATGCTCAATGATGAACGTAATATTTATTATTCTGAAGGATATATACAATTATTGCATAAAGATTATACTATCATAGATATTGTTAAAATTCAAGAAGTAGATTTAGATATATTAGACGAAGAAGACGTTTTTAAAGAAGATAAAATTGAATTAGAAGAACAAGTAAAATCTAAAAAAGAAAGAGTATATACTGATACCGAAATAAAAGAAGATTTCATTTCTAATCTGATCGGAATATATGATATTTATGATAATGAAAATTTAATTCATAATATTACAGAAACATCTGAAGCACTTATTTATTTAATTAATAAAGTTAAACATAGAACAGATATAGATGATCAAGATAATCTTAATTTTGTTAAAGAATTTATAAACACAAATCAATTAAATATTCCATCATTTATTTTACCGATTGTAGGTATGAAAAAAATGATATTTGATGATACATTATCTTCTACTGAAGATATTATTGTCACCTCATTTGAGGAAGAATTTGTTCGTAAATATAATATCTTAAATGAAACTGATGATTTTTCCTCAAAAGGATATATTAATTATATGAATAATTTATTTAGTGATGATTTTGAATCATATAAAAATGATACACATAAATTTGGTGTAAATATAAATTATTCTGGATTAGTAATTCGTGATTGTTTTAATGATATTAATCCTTGTAATAGTTTATCAAATAAATATTCATTAGATTTTTTAAATATTAGAAATAATCTTAATATTATTCATAATTATGAAACTAATCCGATAGTTGAAGAAAGAAATATAAATGTAATAGGATTTTTATTTGTCCCATTAAACAAAATTAATGATATAAAAAATGTAGATTTAAATAATTCATTATATAATCTTAATGATATAATTAAATTATCTAAAGAAAAAGATATAAGAAATATCTTGAAAAGTTCATATATAAATTCAATTGATATTACAGATGATACTGTTCGTAGTGAATATGAACAATCATTTAATAAATATTTATTCAGATGTGATAAACAATTAACTATTGATAAATTTAAAGCAATATTAAATAATTTACCATCTAATTCAGATATATTTGATTCATTAAATTATCCTATAAATAATGATGCAGATATATATTTAGTAAATTTATTTCATAATTATAATGATGCTGAAAAAGTATTAAATTTATTAGATATGTCACTAAATGATATAAATTATGATAAAAAATTACAATTAAATAGATATATAAATAATACTGTAAATGAATATAAAGAAAATTATAATAAAAGTTTGAAAAAATATATAAAACCGATTAAACCTTTAAAAAAGATCACAAAAAATTTAGATGTTAAAGAAAAAATAAAATTATGTCAAGAATTAATATTTTCTCAAACTGATTTAATATATAGATATTCTTTATTAAGTAAATTTATATCTATATATGGTCGTGAAGCAAATAAGGGATCAGAAGATAAGTCATTTTATTATGATAAAACATCTGATTCAGAAAAATTGATATGTAAACATTATTTATATCTAATAAAAGGTGATAAAGATTCATATGATACTATGAAAAGTATTTATGGTGAAGTGTCTAAAGATGGAAATGTTTATTGTAAAAAGTGTAATAGATTTATATCTTATGATGATTTCTCTACATTCGAAGGGTTCAGTGATGGAAAACCATCATCATCAAAAGAGAAAGCAGAAGATATAGAAGAATCATTAAATTTTGATAAAAAAGAAATTAAAGAATCATATGATATTATTAAATATATATCAGAAAAATTCAATATTGTTCTTCAAAATGATGATATGATTAAAATAATTAATATATATAATTTATTAGATCATAAAAATTTATATGATCAAAGATATAATAGTGATATAATTAAAACACATCCAATTTTAAAAAATAACAAATCAAAACCTGTTATTGCTTCATTCAAAGAATTTTTACATAATATAAATAATATATTATCAGCAATATTTTTAATATTTATTCATATACAAATATCAAATAATTCATATAATATAAATTTTAATAACAGAATAAATATAATAAATTCAGATAGTTCATGGAATAATTTATTTATCACTGATAAAGAATCATGTTTAAATATGAAAGTAATTACATATATAGAAGCAAAACTTAAATCATTAGTTAAAAAATATCCCAAAGAGAAGATATTTAATAATGTTAATGAATTATTTAATGAATTTGATACACTTAAAACTATGAAAATATCATTTAAAGATCATTTTATAAATGTTATTCGTTATTGGATGAATCCTCAATATATATTACATTCACGATTAGAAAAATATTTTATATTTGAATCAGGTATTAATAAAAATTATATCCGTGATTATTGGACTACTTACAAACCATTACCTGATAATAGATTAATTAAACACATTAATGAATATGTACAATCAAATAATGAATTATATAAACAATATTTTGTTAATAATAATTCTATACAAAATATATCATTATTAAAACCTATCAATAATGATGAACCCAAATATCAAGAATTAGATATTAAATTATCTGAACTTATGAATAATCCTTCATTTAAAAGATTATACACATATGCATTAAAAGGATATGGTAAAGCTGATTCATTTCCTATATTAAATTTGTTAACTAAACAATTTGTCAATACATTTACACCAAGTCATAAAAAAGAACTTATAACAATTTTAAGTAAATGTAATTATAATCACGAACGTGGTGAATATTCATCAATAAATTTTAATATAAAATCATCAAATTCTATTAGAAATGTATTTTTGAATGATATAATAGGATTAGATATTAAAAAAGATAGTGATAATATTCGTAAATATCAATATATAAATTTAAATAATCATGAATATTTCTTATTAAATTCGAATGTTAACAGACATTATTCATATACACCACCTAATGTTTATATTACTCATAATTATGATGATTTATTAGAAAATGATTCATCAATTTTAAAAAAAATGTATAAATATTACTGTTTAGACAAAAGTGATAACCTTATACCAAATATGATTAAAGAAATAGATGGCGAAATAATTAATACAAATATTATAAATTTCTTATTATTAGATTATAATGAAGATTTAATTAGTAATATATCGGAATGTAATAAAGAAATACCTAATACTGCTGAATATTTTCATATAATACTTAATTATCTCATTAATAAGAACCAATTAAAATTATTACATAGTTTTATCCCATATACAGAATATTATTCAAATGAATTTATATTAAATAATATTAATAAAAATATATTAATAGAATCAAGAATATCGGATTTTTTTGATAATTATTGTGATGAAACAGATGAAATTTATGATCTGATAGAAAATATGAAAGATTATTTTAAATTAATAATGTATAAAAAAGATAATAATGAATTAATTGATAAAATAGAATTATCAGGTCAATATGATTTATTGATTAATAAGATAATAATAAATAATAAATTATATATAAAAAATATAGATGAATTATATAATAAATTAATACAAAATGAATTATATTCACAATTTAATCCTAATCAAATAGAGAATATGAGATTTAAATTAAATAAGAAAGAACAAACTGAATTAGAAAGATCACTAGGTTTTATACCTGATACAAATATATCATATTTTATAAATAAAATAATACAAAAATTAGATGATAAAAATATGTCTGATAGAACGATTAATAGTATATATTATTATTTAAGTTTCTTAAAAAACACATCAAACGGTGATTTTAATCCTATGATCAAAAAAAAAGAATGGAAAATGAGTGATTCTAAAATAGGATATATATCAGACTACTTAAATAAAAATACATTTTTACTTCATAATGAAATATTTTTAAGAAATAAAGATAAAGATTTTGAATCAGGAAATAAATATGCTGGATTTAATGAATATAGAAAACCTCATTATGATATATTTTTTACTGAATTATATAATTATATTAATAAATATAGAAAAGATATATATAAATTAAAAATTAATAATGAATTACCATCATATAATCAGAAAATATTTAATATATTTATATTCTTGTTTAATATAAATAAAATATCAGAATATATTAATTTATTATTAGATGATACTACAAATGAATATACTATAATGAATAAAAAATGTGATTCAATTGAGAATATAGATATTACTATAGAAAAATGTATTATTGTATTATCAAGATTTTTATTAGATATTTTAATAAATATACATGATAAATTATATGATACAAATTGGATATATATAGATAAAGATACATATAAAAATAAATTAGATGAACATAATGCTCGTGAGAAACAAACTAATTTAGATAGATTAGATCATATGACTGATGAACAAAGAAGATTACATGTAGCAAATCAAAGTATAAGAAGTGGTATAATGTATAAAGAATCTGAAAAAATAAATCTGGAGAGAAAAGTTGGTGGTGAAAGAGATCAACAAATAATGGAAGAAAGAGAAGAACAAAAGAAAAATATATTTGAAGAAACAGTTAATTCAGAAGAAACAATTAGTGATAATATATTACAAGATCATGAATTAGAAAATATAGATCCTGGTGCCGATGATGATGGATATTATGATCAAAATGATTTTGCTGCTGAGGGTGAAGAAGATGAAGATAATTTAGATGCTCTACAATTAAATGAAGGAGATTAATTTTATATTATAATATAAATGAACTATAAATTATTAATATTATTAATTGGAACAATATTTATTTATATTGGATATAATAAGTAAAATAAATATATATTATTATATATGTTAAATATCAAAATAATATTAATAATTATAGGATTAATTATATTTATATTAGGAACATTTAATATTCGAACAGAGAAGAAAATATATAAAACAATATATAAAATATTACCAAGAAATATTTATGACGAATTATTTTTATCATATCCATTACAATATAATAAAGAAACATTTGACAATATGGATCCAGAATATGTATTTGATGATGAAGATGGTGAATTTGGACGCATTTATAAAAATATGGGTAATTTTGGTGATAAATATGACGTATTAAATGATATTAATACCAAAAATTTAATAAATTATATGAAATATTATGATCTAGATGTTAGTGCTTCTATGATAAAAGATCATGATAAATGTAATTTATACCGTAATCAAACTTTAGAAGATTATAAACAATATATAAAAGATATGAAAAGAATTACAAATAAAAATGTTGGTGAAAACGTAACAGAAACAATTCAAAATTATAAAAATATATTAAAGAAATTTAATCATATAAGTAACCATGTACCAAAAGAATGTAACACATCTACTACGTCAATACCGAATATAACTGATACAGATACTAATAAACTTTCTCCATATTGTGGTAATATGACTTATAGTAATATTGCTAAAGAAATTCGTAATATGGAAGATATAAATTCAGGCCAGAAAGGTAAAGTTTTAAATATATTACAAGATTATTTCAGATTAAGATAAATTATTCATATAATTTTCCTAAATGACCTGAAATAATACTATAAAAATTAATATTTTCTGTATATATTTGTTTAACTAAACCCCCGACTGTTATTGTAACTGTGCTTCCAGCTGAAAAGTGTCCATTAGGATGATCACTATTTTCTAAACCAGCTGATATAATTGCGATTGAACCAAGAAATCCTGTATCACTAGTAATAGTTTCACTTAAGTCAATTAATTCTCGTCCTCCAAACGAATTATCTCCATAATATTTATGTACATTATATTTTGTTAATATATCTATATTATTATTTGCATTAGTTGTTTTATAAATAAATACATCTGATTTAAGACTGAAATTATTAAAATCGGATTTATTCATAAGTGTTGGTGTAGACTTTGATAACGATGCTGAACTATTAGATGTGGAAGGATCACCTGAAAATGGTTTATTTACTATATATATTGTTCTAATTGGTGTAAGTACTTTGAAAGTATTATTGGTTTGAGGTTTTATATCAAAATACATATATTCAGTTGTATTACTTATTACTCTTCTTTTTTCTTCATTACCTAATGAAATACCTTCAATAACGATTGCTCTAGATAATGAAGCATTAGCAAAAGAACCTGACACATTCGATGGATTATATTCAACAAGGAAATTTACATCTGAATGAATTAAAGCACATAATGGAAAACTTTTATCATATGATTTACAAAAATCAAAATTAGGACGAGTAAAAAATGTTTCTGTATGTGTATAAGTAGTAGTGGTTGATCCACTTACACCACCTGCAAAACAAGAAATATTATAATTATTACCTGTATTAACTGTTAAAGATCCATTTTTTCCTGTCAAATATGGAGGACATATATGATTTTTGTACATACTTGGAATAAATGGATTCTCTAATTCACTAATCATTTCCATTATAAAACCCGTTGTATGATATAAATCAGTTGATCCTACTTTCAATGTTATATTATCTATTAAATTATTACCTATGTTGGCATAAATTGTATCAGTATTATTTAATTTTAATTTATGTTTCAAAAAAATATCAGATATTAAATCGAATTTACCATTCATTAATTTATGAGTAATTTTACTTATAGGATTATTTTTATTTAATACCTGTTCACCTATATTTATTTCATCTGTAAATTTTAAAAATGGTGTATGTCTTCTATATACTGATTTAAAAAAAGTAATTTGAGGATTACCCGTTAAATAATTATTTATATCCATATATTTAATATATATATATTATATTATTATATTTTAATCGTGATAATGGAAATCATTATATTAATTTAAATATTTACGATGGAAAAGTATTTTGTTGAACAAATGTAAAGACAGGTTTTTTATTTTTTTCAAAAGTTATTATATTATTTGTAACAATATATATACTTTTAGAACCAGTTGTGTCTGTAAAATATTTAGATATAATTTTTATGCTATTTTTATTTGAGTCTACAGTTCCATTTGGTGTGTATTCACCATCTATATTATCTTTTAATCCAAATGTATAATAATGAATAGTATCAGTTGCTATAATATAGCTACCAGATGAATCCAAATTTCTCCCAGTTCCAAGTAATCCTGCTCTCATTGGAAAGTATCTTGTAAAATATTTTGCTTCTAATCCCTCAAATGTATTGAACAATGCCATGTCATTTATTTTTATATTATAATTATGATTATCACTTGTATTCCATATAAATGATTTTATTATACCATATGAACTTTCAATTTCAATTGTTTCATTTGTATTATCTGGGACATTATATTTATATACTCTTGTATATATATATTCTGATTTACTATTATAAAAACGTTGTTTTTCTGATAATTCTATTATGTTTATCCCTTCATACATTAATTTTTTACTCGATATGGTAGTATTAGGTACGAGATTTTGGGTGAAATTAAATTTAGGACGTTCATCTACTTTAAGTAAAAATAAAGGAAAAGCATTACCTGGGTTAATTGTAAATGAAAATGGTATCGGTAAAATAGAATTGAAATTTCCAGCAGTAGTAACTTCTCTTTTAAAAACACCACCAGTATGTGACATTATATTAAAATTATTACCTATTACAACATCACCACCATCTTTGTATTCAGATTTTAGTGTTAAAGGTAATCTCAATTGATTATAATATTCAATATATTCACCTGTTAAGTGTTCAATTATTTTAGTATCATTACCTATAGTATAATAAATATTCTCTATTAATTTTGTTGGAACATTAGATGCAGATGCAGATTCAGTTATACTATATTCAAATAATACAGATACATTTAATAAAAAATCACATAATATATCACATTGCGTATTTATATCACCCACATGGATTACTTTTTCAAAATCGACATGTCTTCTATATACAGATTTAAAATTTGTTATTTCAGGATTACCTATTAAATGTAAATCAATTTTATTTATATTATTATTAATATTATATCTATAACTGCTACTCATATACAATAAGTATAAAAAAAATACTTATAAATTATACGCTAAAGAACACATACCACCCATAAATCTAAGTATATTATAATTAATGGCATATACATTGATATGTTGTGAATTATCAGATGTACTATTAGTATCACGTGTTAAATGTGCACTATCAATCATAGAAAAATTACAAGTTCCGGAGGGTTGGTGTTGTTCAGGTTTTAAAGCAAATGAATATACAGCAATTGAGTCAGGACATGATACTGATCCGTAACCTGTATGATGACGCTCAACTTGTGTTCGTGTAAAATACTGTAATGGATGCGGACCTATTCTGGTTTGTGTATTAAATTCAATACTCCAATCACATTCTTCTAAACAAGTTGGGGTAGATGGTCCCAATAATCCTACTTTAAATATACCGTCAGTGGTTAAACTGGCATTACCTTTGTCATCTGATCTTTCTGCTGTGACACCAGAATCACTGGCATTACCAAATTGTACTGAAAACTTATTATTTATTGTACCACCAACTATATTATTATCTTTTCCTTTACAAAATCTTACTCCCGAATTATGAGACATTTGACCATTATTTAAAGAGGCGGCATTGGTGTCACCTGGACCTGTTAAACTACCACTTTTTTTTGCTGAACTAAACGGCGTTCCGACCCATATTATTTCTTTTACAGGATGTGTAAACGATGATATATTTATTCTTGTCAGTTCACTACCACTTCCTCTATTTGTTAAATGCTGAACTTGTTCTATCAGATATTCATGTGATACTTGAGCAAATCGTCTTTTTTCATCCGTATCTAAATATATAAATAATCCCACAATATCAATATCAAAATTAAGAGTATCACCATTGGCTATAGGCTTTAAACCTGTGTGAGCATTAAAGCAATTATTTACATTGGATGATGTTCCGTTGTATGAATAAGGATCTATATCCAGAAAAGTACTATCCGTATTAAAATAGTTTTTTTCAGGTGTTAAATGTATTGTAAATTGTATATTAGAACTTTGTAATGCTATTATAGGTATAGATAATCCTGGATCTTTAGAGAAATAAAATGGAATATCTAGAGAACAATTCCCTAAAATGCTTCCCATATCTATAGATTTATCTATATTCCCACGGGGTACGATACTTTCAATAACACCGTTATCTGTATTCCTAGTATCACTCGCCGAAATCATCCCTTTAACCCCATATTCAGTAGCAGTATCACTGATTTCGCTACCAATATATGATAAATCAGTAATTGCATAATCTGTGAGTGAACCTGATTTATCAGAAACTGAACCTTGATTTTCTTGTAAAAATGTAGGAGAACAAAATACACCACCACATTTTGACATTTTTTGAAATTGTGTAGGAGGATAAGATAATCCCAATCCCATAATGTTTGTTAATTTATTTAATCTAGTATTATAATATGTATGAGAATGATCTTTATCATTTAAGAATACTACTGATGTACCGGCGCCCGCGCCAATAGTATTACCGATCGAATGTCTATCATAATGACACAGTGCCAAATCCATAGAATTAGATAAGTGTGTTAATGAATGATCATTTATATAAGTTAAATTAGAACAAGTTCCATTGTGATTCGGTTTTGTTAGTTCATACCATGTTTCTATATAATGACCATGTAGAGAGTCAATTTCATGACCATCTACCATCATCGTAACACGATCTATTAATGCTGTTGTAGGATTTGCTAAAAATTTACCTTGAAATACTTTATTTCCTTTATACATTAAAATTAATTTATGAAATAAATCTCCTATTTTTGGTAGTAAAATTGTATGAGCTTCCCCAAATATTTTTTTTGTCATGGTATCAATTACTATATCTTCCATTGAGAAATTAGTGTGTCTTCTGTAAACTACTTTAAAATATGTTATTTGTGGATTACCCGTTAAATACATATCTTGAGCACCATATGAAACTAATTGTAATGTAGCTGCTGGCATATATTATTATTATATATTTATTTTTTATCATAATTTAACACAATAAATTTGGATAATCATCTATTGATATTAATATATCATTATTTTTAGATTTTAAAATTACTGGAACATCATACTTTGTAACAGACCCATATTTAATCATATATACTCCTATCATTAATGGTGAATATGTTAATCCATTATGACAATATATAAAAATATTATTTAATCCATCTTTTAGATTATTATGAATATTATCTGCTAATTTAAATATCATATTTTCTAATGAATAAATATTATGTGATGATAATGGTAGATTTATATATGATACATTCTTCTTTTGAACTCTGAAATCACAATCAGTGAGATTAACTATAATATTTATATTCATATCTTCAAAAAATGTAGGATGTTTAAGATCATCTATAGATCCAAACCATAATCCAGATAATATTTCTGTAGGCATACTATTTAAATATTATTTTAATATAATAATAATATAAACCTAATGGAGCAAATTAAATTTGATTCAAAAATATAAAATAATTATTATAACAATGGAATATCTCCCAGGAAACCCTTATCATTTTGAAGGTTCAGAACAGTATTTTATGAACCTGGATATGAAAAGAAAAGCATTTTACGATGGTGTTAGAGTTGGTAAAGAACTTTATACTAAAAAAAGAGAATCTATCGGGGAGTGTCCTATCTGTATGGATAAAATTGATGAAGGATATGTCAGCACTGACTGTGGTCATACATTATGTTTATCATGTTTCAATAACACACTATCTAAACTTAATAATAACTGTCCATTGTGTCGTTCAGTAATGGTTACAGGTGTTGTATCATCACATAAACTCGATATGGAATGTATGGAAACATATCACAATGGATATGGTGATGGATTCGCTACAGGATATGAAGAAGGTGTTGGATATATGGACAGAATTCTTAAGGTTGAAACTACGAGACTTAGTATGATGAGGGTAAAATATACCAAATTAAAGGCAGTTTATAATGGTACAGTTCGACAACTTCAGAATACAAACACGCTTAACTTTAAACAGAAAAGTAAAGAAGGCACTTTGTTTAGAACTAATTCATTTGATTCATATTTAAAAGTTTAATTATAATAATATTAATATGAAGTTTACTATATCTACACACGATCTAAGAGCGTTTAAGTCTTTATTATGGTATGCGAATAATAGATGTTCAAATAATAATACTCACCATTTTTTTATTGGTGAATGTGTATATCATGATGAAGATGATAATGATTTAGTGGACTTTATTGGATTTGATAAAGAATTTACTTTTAATCATAAAGATAAAGAAATTAAAATAATTAGGATTAGGTCTGGAGATCCAGTTTTTATAAATTCTCGCGCAGAATCGGGGTATTATGAAGAAATTTTAATGGAAATATTATCTGATGTATCCGACGAAGATAAAATTAAATTTATGAAAGAATTAGTCCTTGATGTTAAAGAAGCATATAAGGATAATAAAAAATTAAAGAATAAGACGGACACAATTTTTCTTTACTCTTATAATGACGGATATTGGGAAGATATTAAAAAAATTAAAAAAAGAAAACTTGACACTGTTATTTTAGATAAAGAAACAAAAGATGAAGTTCAGAAATGTATGGATAATTTTAATAATAAAGATCTTAAACAAAGATTAGGTGATCTTGGTATCAATCATAAAATGAATCTCATTTTTTCAGGATTACCAGGAACTGGTAAGAGTTCATTAATGTATTCTATCGCATCACATCTTAATAAAGATATTAGTACTATCGATTTTAATTCTGTGAAATTATCTGATCACTCTTTTATATGTGCAACTAATAAAATCCCTGAAGGATCTATTTTCTGTTTAGAAGATGTTGATTCATTGTGGACCGATCGTGTTAAGAAAGAAGAAAACAGAGTTTCGTTTTCTTGTATTCTTAATTTCCTTGATGGTGTTTATTCAAAAGGTGATCTTATCACTATTATTACTACTAATCATATTGAACGTTTAGACAAAGCACTTATCCGCCCTATGCGAATAGATAACATTATTAATTTTACTTATTGTTCAAAATTTCAATATAGTGAGATTTTTAAATTGTTTTTCCCTGACACTGATATATCTGTGACAAACGATTTGTATAAACAGATTAAAAATAAAAAATATACTACTTCTATGCTTCAAAAATTTTTTATTAGATTCATTTATGAACCTGAAAAATTAATTGATAATATTAAAATGTTTGAGGAACTTATCACAATGAGTTCTGAAAAAGAATCCAATATGTTCTTGTAGAATATCAAATAAATTTGAGATAAAGGTTTGACAATATTAAACATCCAAAGTTGATTCAAATAAGAACACTATTCTGAATCACATACCGAAAACTAATCTCGCAAAACTAATCTCGCAAGACTAATCTCGCAAAACTAATCTCTCTACACAAATGGCTGTTGTCAATCACATCACACCTGGCATGAGCATTAATACCAATATTGTTGTGTTCACCGATGTTGGTGTCAAAGACATCGATGACGAACTTCTTCTCACATATCTGTATTGCACTCACGCTATTGAGGATAAGATGGGTCCTTCTATGCTAGATATCGTCTTCATGGGTTCTGATGGTGTCTCTCCACAGGAAGCCCAAGAACAATGGAAGAAATACGAAGCACATCTTCTCAAAAAGTTTGATCACAGTAATGATGAAGGATACCTTAAGATCCAATCGTCCAACATCCTTAAGGGTATCCGCTATCACACTATTAACGAATTCCAAAAGATCAAAGTAGATACTCGATATGTTCTTCATATTTCTCCGATGAACGGATATGATGGAACTAATTTGACAGTCCATGAAAAGTATGTCTTTGCTGGTGATTACGACACCCCCGAAGGACAACGCCCTTCATTTAATCGTGTAGGCGCCGAAGATATTCTTGATCGGTTTCATTCACAAGGACGATTGGTTGACATCTCCAGTCAGCATATGGCGACAATGCGTTTTAATCCTGAACTAGTTGCGAAGTTTGACGGACCATTTCTTGAGTCTACAGTGTTTACAGCATTTCTACTTGCCTTCGCTCGAATGTCACCGGATCATGGAGCAAGCAAGTTTGCTGAAGGTCTTGTCAATCCTAATTCAGGTCGTGGCGCTAACTACACATCTGTAATGAATATGGCGAAAGCACTTGATATCAAACCATTCCCAGAAGATCATTTCGCACAGCAGATTGGTAGCTACGCGCATCAGGCAGCAGTTAAATATTTTGATGATCTCGAAAAGAATGATATCACCCTGAAAGACAAAGAAGGTTCGATTCAACATCTTACCATGATTAACTACATCCTTGAAATCATTGCTGAACGAGGTGGCGTCGAAGAATCAATCTTCAAAGAAAATGGATCTAAAGTATTTGTATCAGATTTCGATATGACTACCATCCCTGATGTGCTTAAACCATCATTTGAATATTTTAAGCAACATGCTGAAAAACTATACGAAACCTATAATCCAGTATACGATCTATATGCTGGATATGTAATGGTAGGACTTATTAAAGGCGAAGACAGAAAATCACACACTAGAGAAGAGTTTCTCAAAAATGTTGTAACTGAATTTTAGATCATAATAGTTGTTGTTGTATTGTATTAATAAATAATATTTTTTTTACAATTTATTTGTATTTATTCTATATGATTTCATCTTATTAATTGTTATATTCTGTTCTTCCGTTATATTTGGATGTTCAAGCATATAATTATATATTCTTAACATCTCCTCATTTGTCAGAGTATTAATCAATAAATCCAAAGAAACGTTGTCATATACGAGTTTTCTATTTTTCCTTATTTTTTTTAGATCCTGATATCCACGTAGAGAGAATAAAAACGAATATTGAGAATATAAAAAATTTCTACAGTTAAATCTCTCTATATTATATCTTCTAGAATCTTCTATTTCATCTTTTTTTAACATTTTTATTAAATGTTTCACAGTATCATAGTCTAACACATCTGATAATATTATAGCAATCTGTGAATATTTTCTGAGTGCATATTCCATTTATAATATATAAATAAAATATATTTATATATATAAATGAATTATACAGAACCTGATATTACAAATATTAATTATTTAAATAATATTGATAAGGAAATTGTAATCGCACTTATAGGTGGTGTTGGTACAATTTGCACAGCTTTTCTTGGATTTCTTGGTGTTTGGAGTTCAAGAAACTTTGAGTGTGGGTGTAGTAGAAGAATGACTACTCATACTGATGAATCTGATGATGAAGAAGGACCATCTCCAGAAGTACATACACCTGTCCCTGCATCTGTTCCAGTATCATCTCCAGGCGTTGTTTCTTCACCACCTTCTCAATTGGTTCAAACACCTACACCGCCTATGTTCTGTGGTCCATGTCAGATACTTGAAACTCCTTTAGATAGTTTTCTTGGTATAATTAAAGTAAATAGAAGTAATTGTTATAGTAGACGTGTAAAATGTCAATTTTGTGGTAAACATTTCTGCACATATCATTTATCTCCTAATAATGACGGTGCTACAGGAGGACATATATGTAAAAAGTATATACCTTAAATACAAAAATAATAAAATATATTATAGTATATAAATGTTACAAAATCTTATCACTACATTTTTTGTTATTAACGCCATATTTTGGGGATTAGCAGGACATGGTAAACATTGTGCATTAGCATCAATCTTCGGTATGACTACCTGTCCTCCGCATTATATTCATATCTCTATGGGAATAGTATCATTCTTAATAGCTGTTTACATTCAACAGAGAAAGTATATTCATAGTTTATTATAGTTTTAAATTTGTTAGTTCAGGATCTGGTATATTTACATGCTCATCTCTTCTTCTTCTTTTAACATGTTGTTGAATTTTAATAATTTTATTATCATCTTTTGATTTATGTATAGCATATATTATAATTATTATTAATGCAGTAGATGAACCACCTATTAAATACTCTATCATTATTATAATATATTATATAATTGTTAAATATTATATAAAAATTTAATATTCTTCCACTATATTTTATATTTATTTTAATATAATTTTAATATATTATATATTATATATTATAATGAAAAAAAGAACTAGAGGCAATCGTGGGAAATCACAAGAACAAATTATAACCCGTTTAAGTGAAATATCTCGTTATGAACCACTAAATGATGAAAATACAGATGTTCCTCCATTTACGACTGGATGGGTTGTTTTTGAGGAATCAGATGCTTCTGATCACAATGATCCCATGGGAACATTAAAAGATATGTTAAAATATTCTATAGATGGAAGATATGGTGGTTTAGTACAGTGGGTAGACCAGGGTGGTAGAGACGGTTTAGCATCCCCAATTTATAAAGTTGAAGGTAGAGACCGAATCCCTACTAATCCAAACCATGTAATTAGAGCAATATATAAACATCCACATACTATTTCAGGGTGGAAACCTAGGGTATGGGTTGCGCCTGGTGCAAGTATACCATTAATTATACTCAAAATAGAACAAGGATATAAAATCGAGTGTAGTGAGGATACCGATAAAAAAAAAATTTTTGATATACCTGACCCAGCACCTGCTTTAGAACCCGAACCTGAACCAGAATTCGTTCCACAAATACGAAATACTAAGGTTACACAATTGAAGTCAACACCTCCATTAATAAGGACCTCACGGGTCTCAGGAGATGTACATCGATCAATAAAAAATGTTATCTTGCCAAGAGGTAGTAGTAGAAAAAAGAAGAAGAAGAAAACTAATAAAAAGAAAATAAAGAAAAAGAAGAAAACTAAAAAGAAAAAAGGGGAAAAAAATGTGATAGTTTAATTTAAATCTTAATCATTTACAATACCTACCAAGTTCAATACATCGCTCACACAAGTTTTCTTTGTGATGTTTATTCT